GCATTAATTCTTGCGACCAGTTCGGGCCCACTCTTAAAAGGGATAAGGCTGCCATCAGCCCCATAGTAACCATAGTTACCATCTCCATCTTTTCCGAAAGATAAACCACCCATATTTTTATTTAATTGCCGAACCAGCAGGGCATCCGGCAGGAAGCCAGCTTCTGTCAACGCGTCAAGATCATCCGCAGATTTAATCACAAAACTCTTTGGAACTGCCGCTGCTATCCCGTTCTCGGCTTCATTCATTGCCGCACCCATTTCATTGAAATAGTCGGCTCCAATCACATCGCCTTCCTGCTCATATGCTGTTGCATCCTCGATCGTATAGGTTCCATCCTCATTTTCAGTTATGACCCATTTGCGCTTATCAAACACCGCATTCTTATAGTCTGTTTTATGTGCCATCAGAAATCTCCTCCATTCAATGTAAACTCTAACCTTCGCAGCGCTGTCGCACTGGCTGTGAAGGTCTCATACAACTTAAGACATGCTGATTCAATCCTGTTCAGTTCTATCCAATCAATGAACGGAGTATTTTCATAAAATACTTTTCGCTCGCCTAATGCAAAAGGATATGTACCCGCGCAGATCAGATCAATATTATTTTCGAACTTATTAATCTCGTCAGCAAAGAAACTGATATCTGCATATGATTTATCATTCCCCATATCCTCAAACTCAAAATCTTTCCATAGAACCAGCGCCCTCTCACGTATTTCATTGAGGTTGTTTTTTATCCGGTTGTAATCTCCAATATTGAAGTACTCACCAGATTTCCAATCAGTTTTTGGCTGCTGCCACATAGCTCATATCCCTCCTTGCCTGTATCGTCCCAGAAAAACCACCATTAAATTTCAACGTATGATCTGTTATTCTGATAAGCAGATCCGGAACATATTTGTTTTCCAGAAAGGCTATGTCATTAGCATCCAGCCGTGGTTCTCCTCTGTATGAAAGAGTATACTCTCTATCAGAACTCAGGTAGTTCCCTATCCACTCTGCCACATCCGATGCATGCGTCACACTGGAAACAATTGGATTCTCCCAACTCTCTATATACCCTGTTGCATTCAACTGCCTGCTTACTTTAGCCTGTGCAACAGCATATTCTTTTCCAGTAATCACAACTTCGACATTACCTTCGACACCATCAAACAACACCAACGCATAATAAGAGCTGCTTTCTACGATTTTGACACTTTGACCTTCCTGCAATCCTTCAGCAGATACTGTCAGATTGTAGGAAGCAGCTGAAAAGTAGAAAATATGGGAGTTTTCTTCTTCTGATACCGATATATTCTCTCTGACCAGTTCCTTGGCATCATCACTGCTCATGCCATATATGGTTCTGTTCATCTGAACTTCTTTCACCTTTTCCAGCCTTGTTCCTTCAGGAGTTTTCAGTAATTCAATTCCATACTTCAGAGAATAATCTGTGCTGTCTCCAAATGAGATATTATCAAGGGCCACCCTATTATTGGGCGTTCCTTGCGTGAACTCTATCTCAAGTTTATCGAATTCCGGAAACTCATGATTAATTACGGTAGTGGAAGGTAATTCCTTTACCTCATAGGACTCCATTAGCTGTTCATTGTAAAAAGAATTTATCAGTATGGATCGCGGAGGATTCGCACCAAATTCAAGCGTCATTCCAAAACACTTGAAAGCAGTTTCAAGCGATAATAAAACTTTAGGATTTACTGCAAAATTCCCTCCATCGTCAGCTATTGCTCCGGAGATATATCCAGTATTGAGATATACCATACCCGACTCCTGACGCGGCAAAAAATACTGAACAGGAGTTACATCTGTGTAATCCTTCGTAGTTAACGCATACGCCATTTTTTCAGACTGATCCAGAATGTTTTCCACATGGCTGAAATATGCTTCATCCTCTGAGGTTGCAATCATATCCGGAACAAAACTGGATTTCATTATGATTTTTCCAGCACGATCCTGGTACAGAATACATCTTCCAGCATTTGCAATTATCTGCAATGCTTCTTTGTGGGCAATCGCCGGCATTGGATTGTGTATTATCACATTCTGAAGATATGGATCTACCCAATATTCTCTACTGTCAATACCAGCATCACTAAGAACATCGACAGCCAAATCATAAAGACTCACACCTTCGCTGCTATATGTCCCCCTGTAATAAATGCCATCCATTTTGTCAAAACAATCTGTTGCACCCAATTTCATCTGATCATCATCAGCAGACCACTGCTTTAACCCTAGACAAATTCCAGGCATCCATTCGATGGAATCATCATCCATTGACTGTCCGTATAAGACCTCAATTTTCTGTCCTATTTCCAGAAAGTTTATGGTACTCTCTTCATTTTCCACATCATAGGCGCGGTTTTTATTTCGCACTGTCATATCAAAGTCGATCGTCGGTAACTCTTCAGAGATTGGGCTGATATGTTCTTTCTTTGTAGCCGAAATTATAGACTTATCATCGAAATAAATACCAATTCCCATTGTGATCTGATTGATCCGAAATCTGCTGTTGCCATTTATCATCGCACTTGGTACAAAGCGTAAATAAGTCGCAGCAGAAAACACCTCCTCAGTAATAAAGCTCCCAGAAGCATTTCCTGATACCACAACTGATTTATTATCGGATTCTATCGTAAACTCCACTGGGTATGCCTTGCCAAAATCAACAGTCAATCCTTTTATGTCATAGGCATATGGAAATACAAACTCAATAGTTCCAAGCAGTTCCCCTGATACAATTCCCTGATTCAATACAACATCGGCACTCTCCCGCGGCAAAAAATACATACTGCCATCGACAGCTGTATAATCCTGATCGCACGCAGCATATAATTCATCCACCGAATAATTGTCCATTGGTCTTGTCAGATTGCTGTAATATGTATAGTCATTGTCATCTGACACCCGTGCTGATGCCTGCGCATTTTGATTGATCACGCCTATGGTCACTCTCATATGACAAAGCGGATTTATAAATTTCCGCTTCATAATCTCTTTGTACTTCGCGCTCGCATTCTGCATGATTACAATTCTCCACAATCTATCAGGTTTACTTTGCAATCCTTATACACAGTAGGAAATCCATTTTCATCCACTTCCCATACTTTAGCAGTTCGATTGCCAGGATACATTCTTTCTGTTTTCCAACAGTTATTTTTCATATCAGGAAACTTAACTGTAACTACGAACTCTTCAAATTCTTTCAATATGCTCGACCATGTAACAGCATCCAATAACTTCCACTGCAAACCATCGATCTTGTCCTGATCACGTCCAACTCTGCGTCCAACAAATTCTCCCAGGGCATTTTTGCCCTGGTTAACATTTGTTGCAATTGTAAGCCCCGGTCCTCTGTCATAATGAGGATATTCATGTCCGTTTATATATATCATCTACACGCCCTCCTCATGTTGTTCGCAGTGTATGGCCACTGCGTTTTTCCAGCTCAACCAGCTTTTTTCTGATCTCTCTGATATCAATATTTACAGTCAGATCCATAGCTTCTATCAGACTGATGATTCGTTCAAGCAGTTCGACCACCAGTGCCAGATACTGATCACTCATACTATTGCCGGAAGCCATCGCAACTGCACGATTGACCATTTCCTGCATTTTATCTTCAGGAGCCACGATTTCACCATAATGCCGGTTATCACCAATCATCGCCAGCTGAGGGGTGTTTGCGCGTACAAAACCGCCCTGCGCAAGTTTTGGCAACGATACCTCGCTCACGGTCGGTATGCTTAAACTCATTCCCGTGAAACTGCCAATTTTGGATGCTACAGTATTCAGTTTCCCAATGATTCCATTTATGCCAGCCACAATGTAATTCATTGCGCCTTCAAACAGGCTCACGATTCCATTGAAAACACCACGGAAAATATCTTTCACACCTTCCCAGGCCTGTTTCCAATTTCCAGTGAATATTCCAGTAATAAAATCCATCAGACCGGCAAAAGCCAACTTCAAACCTTCAATAAAGCCCGCCACCGCAGTTCTTATAGCTTCCTGTCTTGCCTGGATCGTGGTCTGCAAGCTGTTCCAAGTTGCCGTCGCAGCACTTACTATCCAGTTCCACGCTGCTTTTAGTGCTGCCACAATTGAATTCCAGATTGCGATTGAGGTAGTAAGAATCGTTGTAAAAGCAACTTTGACCACACTTCCAATGATAGTAAGTGCTGCTGAAATAGCTGCTTTTATCAATTCCCATACGCCAATAAGTATCTGAGCAATACCGTCCCATGCAAGGGACCAATCAGCAGTAAATATTCCGACCAGGAAATCAATGACGCCCTGCATAATGGTCATAATTGAAGATATGACATCCATGATCACGCCTGCAACATTCAGGACAAGCTCTATGAGCGTTTGGATAATCGGGGCTATTAAGGGAAGAATTGTCGATACAAACCATTCTACAAAAGGCCGAAGCACTTCATTCCACAATACTAAAATTGCATTTGCAACAGTTCCGCCAAGTTCAAGAAACTTATCAATAAACGGCTGCAGATGCATATTAATCACAAGATCAAACCACTCTGCAACCCGCTCAAGCATCGGGAGGAACGTTTCCTGAAATACTTCCAGGAATATATCCATGATAATACTCAGGCCACTTGCAAATGCATCAAAAACCGGCTTAACATAGGTATCATACGTTTCACCGAGCTTACTCATCGTATCATCAACAACCTGCTTTATTGTTTCAAGCACCGTTGCGATGACTCCCAGGCATCCGTCCACCGCTATTTTGAAATCTTCCTGATTCTCAATAAACGGTCTGGTTATTACATCCAGGATATCTCGTGCCAGCTTTGCCACAAGTTCATTCAATCCCATGAACGCATTGGTAAAAATCCCAATCAATGCTGCCGTGACACGCTGACCATTTTCTTCTCCAACAGCAGAAAAGATATGTGCAAATGCCAGAGCGAAATTACCGGCGATCGTTGCGATCTCACCGGTGATATCAAACATATTAATGATGCGCTGTTTAATCAGGTCCTTATTCTGAGCCAGATAAAGATTCAACCCACCCAATAAATTTGTTGCAATGGAAATTCCTATCGATGCTATCGAACCAGCTATCTGCCCCAAGGAATATGCCATCGTGTCCAGCCAGTTCTGAAATGCATTTACAACGCCCGGATCCGTAAAGATTTCCCTCAGGCTATCTCTGATACCTACTGCCGCCTCTTTCAACGGTTCCAGCGTCACATCACCGAGTCCCGCCTTGAAGCCTGCAGCAAACAAGTCCTTAAGCTCTTTGAGCCTATCTATCAGTTTCTGGTATTTACCGTCCAGTTCATCCACAGCCGAAGTATCAACTTCTCCCATATCAAAATCGTCAACGGAATATCCACCAGAACTACCCGCGCCCTCATCCTCTTCATTATCCAGATTCAGGATGTTCAGTTCGTCAATGCCAGTTGTAGTTGTTTTTATATCCTTGGCCGCTTTTTTCGCAGCATTGCCAGCTGCTCCCATAGCGGTTCCAGCTGCACCCGCTGCATCAGCTACAGTATTCATCCCCGATGCTGCAACAGATGCGCTTCCTCCAGATCCTTTTTTACCGGTGATCAGCTCTGTAAATGCCCTGAATGCATTGGCAAGGCTCATCAGCTTTCCAATAATAGTATTGATCACCTTCACAACCGGAGTAAGCAGATTTATGAATCCCTGCCCAAGTGTTGCCTTTAGACTGTCAAACTGCAGCTTTAATACTCGGATCTGATTTGCCCAGCTGTCAGATGTTCTTATGAAATCACCAGAAGCAGCTGATAACTGATCCTGTACAAATGCATACCGCAGAGCAACTTTCTCTGCTTCGGTCATGTTCTGGATTACTTTTCCATATCCGTTTGCCAGGGCATATGCGTCCAAAGCATTCTGAGTCATGACCACACCCAGATCCTTCAGAGACTCAGTTTCGCCTGTAAAAACCGATTTCAGCTTTGTATAAGCCTCATCCTGGGAAATGTTATAGAAAGATGCTACATCGCCGGCCAAACCAGTCAGCGTAGTAGACATCTTATACGCTTCACCTTCCGAGAAACCAAAGGCTTTTGCCATTGCGCCGAAGGTGCCTGTGAACCGTTTCGCCATGGTCTCCGACAGGCCAAATGACGTTATCGCTTCTTTCGCAAAGGAATTAACCTGTTTTGACATTTTGGGGAATGTTACATCAACAACATTCTGTACTTCCTGCAGGTCACTTCCCAGTTCCAAGCACTTTGTGCCAAAATCAATCAGCTTCTTCACAGAAAAAGCAGCTGCGAGAGTTAAACCTGCTTTTTTGGCAACATTCCGAATCCCTCGCATCTGCTTATTAAACTGATTCTGATTAACGACCAGATCAAGACCAATCTGGCCTACACTGTCATCCATATATTTCACCTGCCTTATTCAAGACAGGCACATCGGCACAGCGTCTTAGATTTTCAATTCAAACTCTTTCCTGCAATCTCTGTTTTTGCATTTAAAAAAGATGCCTTTACAGCTGGCATCCTTCCCCTTAATTGCATTAACCGCATGACCACAATATGGACATCGGACTTTCTCTTTCTTTTCTACTTTTTCAATTTCGAACCACCTCCACACATGGCAGCGAACATTCTTTCCAGATTCGCCATTTCATTTTCAAACGTTTCCTGACTCATACTGGATACTTTGCGTTCACGCCACTCCTCATAGATACGTTTCTGATCTTTTGTAAAATGCTTAATAACATTTTCATCCTTTTCAGCCCTGATCGCCACAACACGTCCCAAAGCTGTCTCTGGAGCCAAACCAGAGATCAATGCTTTAAATTCATCCCATCGAACTGTTTCAAATTCTCTGGTTTGAATACGAATCCCGTACTGCGACAGAAAACTGGATACGATCAGATCCCAGTCTTCAAACATGTCATAGTACGGGTCAGTGCTCTCCCTCTTCTTCTCCTGTAATCAAAGAAATCGCCTCCTGCACTACCACGACCAAATCCTTGAAACCGAGTTTCATCTTCTCAATTTCCTTCCTGCTTTTTTCGGGGAACATCATGTCATATGTTTCCGCAATCTCTCTAGGACCAGGATCGTCGGTTGCCATCAGATTCATAACTTTGAGCATTGTGGGAGCATCTGCATTTACTTCAAGCCTTTTCCCCTTGATCACAAGAGCCGGATTCTCATCGAATGAAAGCTTATCAGTTATATCAACTACTTTGCCCATACTGTTTTACCCTCCTTATACTGCAGCTTCGGTGAATGTGGGCTTACCGTAACAAATGACCTCAAATTCCAAGGAATCAATGTTTGTGGAATCGCCACCACCCGGTGTAGTAACATTCACAACTACAGGGCATGTCAGCTTTGCACCGGAAACCATTTCCCATTCGAAGTTTGTCATAACGTCATTTCCAAACTTCCAGGCAAGCCCAGCGATATAATCGTTACCAGGATCACCTACTGAGCGTTTTCCCTTGAAAGAAAAGCTGAGTTTTTTGCCAGTCATAGATGCTTTCGCCCAACCTTCTGCATCCATCGCATACCATTCTTCCACGGTACCATCGATAGAAGGTGCAAAGTTCTCCAGATCAGCGGGCATCACCATCTGATCTGTTGTACTCTCTATACCTTTAGTACCGAACTTGAATTTGTTGTTATGTACCGGAAATACTTTTCCTGCAACTGCATCTGCCATATTTTGTTCCTCACTTTCTCTGATATACCAAATCCAACCAGATCACATATTCATATACGCCACTTTCATCCGTTCCAACAGATATCGGTTCCGGCACCTGCAGGATAACAAATAAGATTGGCGTATCACCGATGCTCAGGCTGGATATGTTCCTAAGTTTCTCATAGAGTTCACAGGCTGCTGTTTCTGATGCCTGTGGATCTTTGTCCCAATGCACCAGCAGCGAAATGCGCTTTACATCGTAGCTGGAATACATTGCACCGCCCAACGCTGTTATCGGTGATCCTTCGCCTTTTCGGTGATATACACCAATCGCATGCCTTTTTTTGTTATCCAGTTTTCCGATGTATGTATTGCAATCATCTGCAATCCCTAAACTACTGATAAATGCGCGTATATCTTTCATCATCAGCATCAGACATCACCTACCATCTTATAGAACTTTTTGAAAGCCTCTTTCGCAAAGTTTTCATACTTACCGCCAGGCAGCCACCAGTTATACCATTCACCGCGAGCATTTGGATTCTCATCTGTTTGAAAATGATACTCCGGATGATAATATAAACGCCTGGCATATGGGGTGCTTGAAGATATTGTTACCTTCCCATTTTTTGATTCTGAATAATCTATGAATGTGCTTTCATTCTGTAAATTACCAGTATCAAACGGAAATACCTGTGCCTGTACCACTTCCGTATGAAAGGATTCTGCTGTCAGCTCCAATGCCTTGACTGCTGCCTGTGTTAACTGATTGATCCTGGGAAAATTCATTTTTACAGTAGAGCTTACCCGCATCAGATCACCTCCAACCGACAGTAATTGACCGTTCCGTCAGGATTCCTAGCTTTCATTCCATGCAGGATCCGGCGTTCTTCTCCAAATACTGTCACTGTACCGCCGCTTAATGTCGGCCATTCCGGAGCGATATCTCCGTTAAACATCGCTGTACCCGTGATTTGCACCAGTTTTTTTTCTGCTGTCAATACTGTCTTGGCTCTGTCCTGAAAATTGCATTTTATTTCCAGATCCAGAGTATTCACAGGCTGACCGTGTTCATCAATGTCCTCTGTTTCCAAATGAACCTTGATATCCGTCTGACAGAGACGTTTTGGAACCAAGCTTGGATATTTCATAGCCTCACCTCGCCAAACGGCAACACAACCCTGTCTGAGCCAGCAGAGCATACACATCTTTCTTCATCGCAACGCCCTTATCTGTGTAAACATTCCAGGAAGTTCCGAATTGTACAGATGCGCCATTTAAGCTGTATCCGGAAAGCACCGTATCGATCAGATCAGCGTTTTCATATTCGAATTCCGCCTGTTGACATACCACTTCCCGAATGATCTCCTGCTGAAACTCCGTTAAAGCAGAAATTCCCAGACCCACAATGCGGTTGTAGGTCAGGGAATCAATATGGCGACTTGCCATTATCAGCCTTCTTCTCAGTTCTTCTTCCGGAATTATGTTTCCGCGAAAATTATCGTGATAATATGCTTCATCAGCATATGGCTCGTAAGCCATATCACTCACCGCCTTCCGCACCATGCTCCTTAATTTTCTTTACGATACCGGAAATAGATGCTGCCTTTCCAAGATCAACGCCATGCTCATTAGCATATGCAGTCAGGATTGCAAGAACATCCTGATCATCAGCCTGATTAGGCTGATTTTTCAGTTCTTCCAGTTCGTTTTTCAGCTTCATGTAATCGCCATACGGAACAGTTTTACCTCTTCCGTATTCGATTACTTTACCTTCGTCACCAACAATGTCAAACCCAGAATCCACATAGAATTTCTTCTGTTTTTCATCGATAGTGTACTCCTTATTCCCTTTTACCGCTTTCATCAAGGACCTCCTTATGCTTCTACATTCATTGCACAACCGGCAACTTTTTTCTCCAGAAGGAACAGATCTCCGTAATTACGGTTCTGATACAGATATCCATCAGCAGTTCTGGAATCGGTACCAGGAGTGAACAGCTTAATGTAGCTGTACTTGTCACGGCAAACAACACAGGAAGGATGAATCAGGATCCAGTTGATCTGCTTTGCGTCTTCTGCTGCCACACAGCCATCAGTGAAGTCATATTTGGTCTTCATTCTGGCAGAAGGCACCGATTTGATTGTTACATCATCAAGGCTGTGAACCTTACGGTTGATAGTGGAAGGAGTATTCACGACAATCATTCTCTGTATACCTTCCGCTTCTTTGATGATTTTTCTCATAGCCGGAGTGGCATAGAGGATTCTTCCTTCTTCCGGTACACCTGCCTCATCCATAAGTGCCATCTCAGTATCGAATGCCTCCAGGAAGTTGCCCGCATCAATTACAGTAGTAACGATCCTGCCGGTGTAAGCAACCATATCAGCATGGAGCTTGGAATACCGGTAGGAATCCTTTTCAGGAATTGCCTGTTCTGTTTCAAAGGTGTTCTGGATATTAGCAACAGACAGAGTCAGGTTGGTCTCGTCGATGTCCATAGGATCAACAAAAAATTCGATATCTCTGTCATGGGACAGCTTTTTGGGTTCCCAGTCATTGCTCATAACACCAGCATTAAAACCGATCGTTCTGGTATGATCTTTGTAACCAGACACAGTCATTCTGGGAAGCTTGATGGTCTGAGCATTCAGGAATTTAACCTGAGGGTTACTCTGCGCCAGTGCGTCAGAACACAGTTCCTTAGCGTATTTCTGCTGTAAAATCTGTGTAAATGTTTGTGCGTAATCATATACTGCCATTTTTCATTTCCTCTCTTTCTTTAAAGACCGAATGCCTTCTTTAAAGCCTCTTCAGATGCTGTATTATTCTGCTGACTGCTGCCTGCAGAACCAACCTGCACAAATCCCGAAGAACCAGCTGCCTGAGGTTTCAAAGCAGGTACATCCTCCAAAACCTTATTTAAGGCATTCTTGATAGTTTCCTCATTGATTTTCCCATCCTGTCCAACAGCCTGACTCAAATCTGCCATCTTAAGGACATAGGGAATCGTTTTGGCATCAATCCCCAAAGAAACTGCTGCCATAGTTGCTGCACTTTCCACCTGTGCCTGTCTCGCTACAGACTGAGACTGCGCAAGCTGCGCCTGCATACCTGCTATGTCAGGCTGATTCTTCGCTTTCTCAGCTTTGAATGCTGCCATAGCCTGCTCAGCTTCCTGCTGAGACAATCCCTGCTGCTTAAAATATGCTTTTAAAGCAACATCCTCTTTCGCAGCCAATGTGCCATCGAGCATCTGCTGGATCCTGGCATAATCGATATTGGCACTTCCTGTCTGCTGCCCGGTCTGCTGAGAGTTCGTCTGCTGGCTTTGTGTACCAGTGCTGCCCTCCCCGCCTGCTGCACCAGGTTCTGCGAAAAACTGCAGGTTCAGTGGTAATCTCTTTTTGTTCATCGTGTTCTCCTTTCCGTTTTGAGGGTGTCGCCCTTACTTCCTGTTCCATTTTCATCGGTGTCACCGGCCGCGCATCTTTTAACGCCTTACTCGCGTTTGGGCATAAAAATAACACCGGTCTGATTGCACCGGTGCAATTTTGTCTTTATGTATAAAAATACCACCGGCCATTTCTGACTGGTGGTATTAATACCATAATACGGTCTTTTCTTTAGGTGGATTCTCCGTTTTTGCCAAGCGTCTCAGCTCAGAACGCACATGCGGTGCAGCAAACATACATGCCGCTTCATGCTTAATAACAGATCCATCTTCAAGGCTTATCTGCATGTATCCTTTCGGTTCTTTTCCTTCTGGATAATATTCAGCCGATAGAGCATTATCTGTCTTTTTTATGTTTTTCAAGATTACCATAATACTCTGCTGCCTCCTTTCGATAATCAAATTTCATTGTAGCCATTTTATGCGCTTCGGCGTGGTCCATGTTAGGATTGTCTCTTTTTATTTGCATTTCCAGCAATTCATGCTCTATCAACGTCCGATCGTGCGGTTTTATTTCTTTTCCAATCATGAGTCTCTGCCAGCTTTGAGCAATGGCACAATCCGGATCAAAACGCCTTGTCTCTCCGGTATCCGGATCAACCAGCGACTTTTCTTCAAACAAATATGCCTTTACCCTTCTGATTTCAGTCTCAGATTTTCCCAAATTATCCGCTATTTTCCTCGCATCTGTGGAAAAGCTTCGAATCTCATGATAATACATCTTTGCAAATTCATCTGCTTCATCACTGAACGTATCCGTTATTCTCGCCCCAGATATTATTATATCAGAACTCAATTCCTTTGCAACATGGGTTTTATAATACTTTTCCAATATTACATTCACTTTACGTGACACTGGTCTTGTACGACCTGACATAATCTGAGAAAATGCTTCACTAAAAAACTCCTTCTCGCTCTCCATCGCATATTCTGACAGCTCTTTTTTAAATATTTCACCCTGTCGATATCCAGAACGATTTCCGCCCATTTGCAGCCATTTTGTGTGTGAAGCGTGTTTTGTTTCTTGATACAAATTCCGTATTTCTTTTATCGCTGTTGCCGGAAGATCTTCCCACACTGCATGTCCTATTTCATGGTAATATACACCATATTTATCTCCACTGGCAATCCACCCGTCTTTAAAGGATTTTTCTGCACTTTCCTGCAAAATCTTTGTATTAGAATCTTTCAAAGATACATATTGAGTAAGCGGATCATACCCGGCAGCCCTGTATTTTCCATCACCCGCTTTTACCCTCTTTATTCCCCGAATTTTTAATTTCCTGCCAAAACGTTTTTGGACATTATCCACCGCTTCATGAAAACCATTGAGTATTTCAAGCTTAAAATTCCCATCAATCGAAAAAATGCCTGACTCAGAATAGGTTTTTCCAAACGCAATAACCTCTTCTTTTGTCTTTGCAATCTTAAATCCAGACCTATCTTCTAAGCTTTCATTAAACTCACCGATTTGCTTTCTCATAAACTGCCTACGCCAACCAGGAGGGTGTTGCTTCTTCCATTCTTCCTGTTTTTGTTGATAGTTTTCCCGATTCTCCAAATCCAGCGAAAACTCAGCCAGCCGTCCATATTTTTCAATCTGACGTTCTACAAACTGCATCCGGGACTCCTGCTGGTTTTGTATACCTATTTCTTTCAATTCTTCTGATGTCCAAGAGTCATCCGCTGTAGATACTCCGGGGAAATACGTTGTATGACTGTCCTTGCATCTGGGATGATAAAGGCCTGCCGCCACAGCCGCACTCATCAGCGGATACCGGCCATCTTCCTGTTTTCCGTCTGACCAGACATCATCAATCAGCACTTTTCCACAGAAAGGAAGGCATTTAGAACATGGATTTCCACGTTTATTAACTATTACTGTGGAAATTCCCCATTCTTTCCTCTTTTCACCCTCTCCGGTCAAATATGCGCGTTTGGATGCTGTTCTGATTGCCATATCTGCATAGTCTTTCAGCGTGTGCCTTGCACCATTGGCATATTCAACACAATTTAGTCCATGGGACAACATATCTTTTGTTGCCATATCGACTGCTTTCTCATATGTTCCCGCACCGGTATTTGCATAGACCTGTGCATTAAATATCGTCTTTCGATATTGGTCATTAGCCATGCGCAAAATGGCAACTTCCGCACGCTGTATGTCATCTGTTGTTGCCTTTATCAATGCCTCAAGCTTTCGGTCGTTGAGTAAAAAAAATTCTGCCGTTGCTCCTCTGGCTGCCTTTTTTGCTCCCTTAAATCCATTCTTGATTGCGCTGAGAATTGCAATCTCCTGTTCCATATTTCCAACATCACGGGCTGTTCTGATCAGCGACTCTATCTCTTTGTTTAAAAGCTTAAACCGCTCTCCGTAACGATCCTGATTATCTGCTTTATATTTTTCCAAGCTTTTCAACTGTTCAACCTGCCACTGACTCCACTCGAATCCTTTTTCTTCCTCTTCTTTTCTATGACTTTTTTCCATGTTGCGGATCATGGATGCTATCAACTCATCTTCAATGGCTTTAAAAGCTGCAACAATATCATATTCCGTCACCGGGATCACCTTCCGTTTGCATATACCTTAAATCCTTGGGCTTTATACTGCCGAGTAAGTTCTTTCAACTGAGATACACTGGTGCAGCGATCGTTAAGAAGTTCTGCATAGCCTTTCTTTTCAACAGCATATATCCCAAAAGGAACCTGCTCACTTGCTATTTTGAGCATACCCAGATATTCTTGCTGCCCCATCTGATATGTACGATTCATTATTTTGACTTTCATCTGCTTTTCCCTCTTTCTGCTTTACTTCGAAATTACCAGCTGACATGTTCACACTAGGTTCATCCATTTCTGCAATCCCCTGTTCTGCTTTTAAACGTTGAATCTCAGCTTTCTTCCATTCTTCATCACGAGTATCTCCGTAGAGTTCTTCCACCTGTGCCTCAATGCTCATTATTGCTGAACCAGGACGCGCCTTCGCCAATGTTTCAACCTGACTTT